TGTGGGGCNAAGCGCATAACATAGAACTTCTTACCATAAGAATTTGTTAATGTTTCCTTTGACAAGATGCTTTCAAAATCCCACAAGTTCATTCCTTGCGGCAACTTCTTTAAAACATCGTGATAAAACGGCCCATAGTTCTTACGCTTAACAGATAAAATACAAGGCTGGTTCTCAATAGTAATCTCCCGCCCGTCTGACGTTTTACCTGTATAATTTATCAGACCCCGTACAATTCTATATCTGTCGATACCTTTATACTTTTCCTTCTGTTCAGGAGACATCTGGATAGATTGCTCGTAAGTAGGCATCCCACACATAATACCACCAAGCTGATCTCTAGCTTCGTCGCGGGTATTTTTTATAAGCAGAGATTTATTGACTAATGAATTGTCATCTCCCCAATGTTGGAATTGAATGTGATTACTAAAGGCACGAAACCGTACATTCTCTGTGGCATATACATGATCTTGCCCAGTCTTCAAAAAGAATGCACCCATTGGCCCATTCTCTCCATCATAATTCATACCCAACGCAGGGATGCTTGGCCCTGTTGACGTTGATGAAGCGCCCAACTGTGCGCTAATTTCTTCTAACGATAAGCCGTTTTCTTGTACTACTAGTTCAGTCATAACTCTTCCTCAATTTGGTCTCTCATTATACGATAGTTAGGTGGCTTAATCAAGCATATTCCTGTTGCTCTAGCCAATTTGGTCCGCCGCTGATTTCTATGTCTAGAGGCACAACTGTCTTGTACCCAAACCTCTTCTCAGCCTCTTCCCCGACACCTGTCATGGCCTCAGTCAGGATAGATTTTACTTGCTCAATCTCATCTGGATGAGTGTCCACACAAATTGAATCGTGGACCGTAAGAGTAAGTTTGCTGCGTAAATCTGCTTGTTTAAACAGTTTAAACGCTCTTATGCAGGCTAATTGCACAAGATCGGCGCTGAAGCCCTGCACCGGGTAATTAAGAATTTGGGTTGCACTAGTCACCCTGCCGTTCTTAGTTCTTTCTACGTTAGGCCAGAAATATTGACGGCCACTAGGTGTCTCTACAGTTCCATTCTTGAGTGTTCCCGTCATCAGGGATTGATGCCATCCGTGTATACCTTCATATATACGATAGAACCTGTCGAAGTACGCCTTTATGTGGTCCGGCATACCAAATCCTGTACCCCCAAACAGGGGCTGGAAGGATGCCCACTTATGGCCTTGGCGCTCATCCTTTGTCACTTGAGAGGCTGGCTTTTTAAGACAGATACTGGCGGTCTGTCTGTGAATGTCCTTACCCTCAAGAATATCGGCAAGGCCTTGGCTATCCCTAGACAGTTCACAAGCCGTCCTAAATTCAAGGCCTGAATAGTCACTCTCAATCCATATGCCGTTTTCAAATCGACTGATGAAACACTTCCTAACCGGGAAACCTCTCTTAGGCTGATTTTGCAGGTTGATTGACATCCCGCCGCCGGAGGACAGCCGACCAGTGGCAGCGACACACTGATTAAAGTTGGCGTGAAGGAAGCCAGTGTTTCTAGTGCCTCGCTGGATACCTGCCACAAAGCTATCTAAGTACACAGACAGCGCACTGAGCCGACTGATCTTAGTCAGAAACTCTACTGCTATGTCATTCTTCTTACGCTCTGCCTGAAGTATAAGTCCTTTGATGGTCTCCTTGTCAGTTTTGAAACCATTGATGCTGGCGTCAAACGCAGAACTAGGTGACATTTTCAAACCAGCGGCAACGCCAGTACTTTGGTAAATTGCACCAGCACCCGTACAGGTCTTGCACTTCGTCCTGTTCTTATAAGGTTCGTCAGTCTGAACCCGGTACTTTTTACCCAGCTTTATTTTAGTTTTGGCTTTGTACTTCTGTATCGAACCCATGCCGTTACAGTCGCAGCACTTGATAGCCCTAGTCTTGTGAACGACCTTAGTGGTTGCCCTGACAGCATCGACAAACTGGGATTGGGTCATAAAGGGCGGCCTGAGTGATTTACCAGCCTCGTTAGTTCCGATGTTGAAGGTCTGTTGGTGAGCTTCACGGCTGATTACTTCACGCGAGTAGACCACTTTGGTCATGTCCGCTCCGCTATTTAGGTTAATAGGTGTATCGCCCATTACCATTTCAACGATCTCATTCAGCCGCTTCTCTAATATCTCCTTCTCAGCTTCAAACTCACGCTCGACTTCCTCAAGCGCGTCTAAGTCAACCTTCACGCCATTCATTTCTATNTCACATAAGAACAGAAGCATCTCATGCATGAAGGGTATAACTTTTTTTAGTGACTGATTATGCTCACGCTCAAGTATAGGAAGTTGTGCAAGGTATAACTCTCCGCAAGCTTTGACATCTGCTTCGGCATATTCGTTGACTACATCCAGAGGCATCTCTGAGAAGTCTATGCCGTCCCTGAACATCTCATCAATTAACTCAGACTTCTTCAGGCTTTTAACTTGGCGTCTAATGGCACTCTCTTTTAAAGAGAGCGGCCTACGCTGACCTTTGGCAAGTAAGTACTCGACTATCATGGTATCGTACACGATAGGCGGTAAAGTGAACCCCATCTCCTGTAGCCACTCAGCATCGAACTTCGTATTGTGGCAGACCATCATATCCGCTGACAGTAAGTCCGCTCGCAGTTCGTCCGTAGGATCACATCCTTCGTAGTCCTTATGATACCAGACAGCTTTCTTAACGTGATCTACTGTCTCTTCACCTAGCCAGCCCCAGTAACCCGACACACACTTGTTGCGTGGGTTCTTTGGGCTGTTGTCTATTCTGCCTTCGATGCGTTCTACCGTTGTTTCTAAATCTAATACTAATATCTTCAAAACGGCGGCTCCCCATTAGCATCAAGCGCAGGCATCTTGAATGAGTAGTCACGATCTACTGGCTTCTGTTTAGGGGTGGGATTAATTACACCTACTTCGGATAGAAGCAGCGCAAGTTGCGGGGGTAAGGTATCACACTTCATAGCGAGAGGTCTGTGCATTGAGGTTACAAATTACTGTGCCGTGCCAGCCGGAGATCTTATTTTTCATCACAGTAAGATACCGTGTGGGATCGTCCGGGTTATCTGCATCGTTCATCTTACCAGCACCTATTAAGATGTCGGTCTCTGCAATCTTACCTACCTTCGATCCCTCAAGCATAGTGGGAGTAAGCCGTGTCTTACCCTCTGCCTCTGCACTGGCCTGACTAAGACCAATCAATGCACAGTTGTGTTTTTTGGCTAACTCGCGCAGACGATAGTACAGTTCTCGCAATCTTTCGTGACCACTATTAAATTGCTGTGTAAGAGCAATCTTATCGGCCATATCCAAGATGCATACGCCGCACTGTTGTTTGTTTAAGTATGCGTCCAGCATCTGGATGTCCCAGCCTTGGGCGTCAGCAAACACTAGGCGGTCCTTTATTCCTGAGTACCGAGCTTGCGCTGTGTGAGGATCGAACTCTATTTCGTCCTTGGTCATTCCAGTGTACGCTTGTATAGCTCTCAACTTAGTGCGTTTGGCTACTTCTTCGTTTGCCACATAACAAACTTTAGCATTTTGCTGACAGAAACCTCCCGGTGATGCACACAGAGAGATGGCTAAGGCAGTCTTACCTACATTTGAATACGCAGCAATGACACCAAACTCACCTCGACCAATACCGTAAACGTGACGGCTCAAGGTCTCTATGTTGAATTTGAATCGGTTGTCGTTGCTTACAACTGAAAGTAACTCATAGATATCGTCGGTCACATCCTCGCCAAAATCATCTGGCATATAGCCGTTTGATACCCGGTCTACTAAAGTGACCAGCTTATCCATCGCACCAGTGTCACCTTCGGACATCATTATACCAAGGTTGGCTACGTCTGTACCGATGTGCTGACGCCATAGGTTTTCTATAACGTCTGTTGCTATTTCTGGGTCTATGGTCTCCGCGTTATTTATGCAGTTGATCTGNTCTTCAATCTCAGCGGTCCACGAACCAGTAGATGTTGGGTTCTGCGCTTTCCAAAATGCAAACAACTCCAACGAACTAATNTCCTTGTTNAATTTNTCGTGCATNGTTACGATTGTTTCGTAGATGTCTTTGACGGCATCGTCAAATATACTTGGTCTCAGCTTTGCCTTGTTTTGATNGTAAAAATCATTATCTAGGCAGCTTTTTATGAGTGATTGGTCTATCATTAGTTGGCCTTTTAAATTGCTCGATAACGCCACCTTATAGAATGTTTAAACCAAAAAAAAGCCCCACCGAGAAGGTGAGGCTAATTTAATTTGTAAGTATTTGATTTTGTACGTTAGTTTGATCTAAACTTCATCTTAGATAGATTAACTGAGCCGGGAGGTCCACGCCTCTCACGCAGTTCCACTTGGTAGTGGACTATGCGCTTGTTATTTGCGCAGTAATCTCTGATTAGTTTTTCCAGTGCATCCTCTTCGATGCCTGCTTCTCGAAAACCACCTTCGATTTCCATGTCTAAAATTGCTATACCTCTAGCCTTCATTGTACCATTCCCTTTGCTTTAACGTCTGTACTGGTATCGTAGACGAATATTTTTTCACGCAGCAGATTGACTGCGCCCCCATATTTTTATTTCAGTTTATTGAGGGGGAGCCTGATGAGGATTTTGCCAGCTTGATGGCTTCTCCCCATATTGAGCGCAGGTATAGATAACACCTGACATATTATTGGTTCTAATAATCACAATTAAGTACCTTAGTTATTTTCTTAACTGATAGGCACTTTAGATCCTCGCTTGTGAGTCTTACTAATAGCTTAGTTCCGAGCGCCCTACTAATTTGTAATGCCTTTTTAGATGCATCCTTGTCAAGCACTAAATATTTTGTGGAATACAAATGCAGAGAATTTTTAATTGCTGGGGTAACATTAGTACCAAGCAATGCCACACCAACTAAGCCATCGATGCGACTCACACTACAGGCGCTAGGGGCATCCTCAACTAAGACTGCGGTATCACCTTTACCAATGTGTATTCCTTCGGGAAGTGATCCATATGTAATCCACTTAGGTCCGTATGATTTGAGTGATCTACCCACTGCACCTTCTGCGCTACAGAATAACACCCTGTCTTCGGCGGGAGCATATCGGACATCTACCAAACCGCTTTCGTATGCTTCTAGGCTGTTGTTCTTTTCTAGGTAGTCGATGGCTGGTTGATGGTTTCTGACTGATGTAGTCATCGAAGGTACAGGCTTTCTAAAAGCAGTCTTCATGCTAACTTCATTTGCTAGATAGTTTTTGACTGCCTGAAGGTTACGTTTACCTGTGTAAATTCCTTTGGCAGAGCAACTGGCTCTGTAACAGTTCCACATTAACTTACCATCAATCTTTGATAGAGCTAACTTCTTTGGTTGATAGCAGAATGGGCAGGTTATTACTTTTGTAACACCTTCTTGGATAGGTATATCTTTTATTATCTGTAGTTGTTCTTGATAGGTCATTTACTAGCCGTTGGTTATACTGCCCCTCCAAAGGGACAGCGTCAGCTTATACAGATTACTAAACCTGTCAACACCTAATTAAATGCATTTGTAATTGTTTTACCACGCCACTTAAAGTTAGTAGGTATTTATAATAATCGCTAATTTATCGTTTAAATACAATACTTCCTACCACTCAATTGGTCGTAGGTTCGATCCCTACCGCCGGAGCCATTTGTTTATATAACAGTCACTTACCTAAGTAATGTAGAAAAAATGGCATGGCAGAATACATAGTGGCAGTCTGCCATTTCTACCATTTTTTCAAAGGTAACTTACTGATTCTCCCGCTCTTTAGCTCGTTGGCGTTCTTCGACAGTCATTTGTCGGATGGTAGGATACTCTTTTCCCATTAGCGCGGCCCACGATACTGGGAACAATTCTTCCATATATTCGCTGATCTTATTGGCTACCACCCGGCTCTCATATTGAGTGTCGTGGGCGCAACGAAGCTTACACATCTTGCTCACGGCCTTCAGGCTACCTGACCATACCCAAGAGCTTAACATCGACTGAGGAAGCAGCATACGGGCTTGCTCTGCGGCAACGCCTTGGGCAATCATTTTCCTGTAATCACCCAAGCACTTTTCATGTATCTCTTTAGCGTAAAGGTTAGGAAAGTACTGGGACTCTGCCGCACCGCTGGACCCTTGCTTTGAGTTTTTAGGTTTACCACGCCATTCGTCTGGAGTGTAGAACTCAGGGTCGGTGTCAATATATCTGCGGCTGACCTGATTCCATGGCATATACTCATGTTTCTGAAGTTGGGCGATACAGAAAACAGGGGCCGTGCATCTGAAGGTTACAAATGCGTGGTTGAAGGGGCTAAAGTGTTGGTGATCAGCTAAGTACTTAATAAGTTTTTTATCACTGTCGTGGATGACGGGTATCATATTACTATCAGATGAACCTGTGTAGCCCAAAGCTACACTTTGCTTGTCGTAACTTACCCTCGCCGCATCTACCACTGATAGATCGTCGCCAGTGTGTCGCACATACTCTACAGTTAATTGTTCTATACCCATTTATAGTAATCCTCTTTTAGTATTAGCTGCGGTGCTTTCAGTCTCGCCCTCGATTGCATAGACTACTAGCATCGAAGGGTTCTTGTGGCCTGTAAGGGACATCAACTGTCTGTCAGTACATCCTGATTGGCTTGCATGGGTTGCTCCAGTGCGCCGCAGGTCAGACATCCAGATCGTCGAATACTTTTGACTGCCATCTTTGTTGAATTGTCCCTCTAAGGCGACTTCAGGTAGACCGTAGCCATCAGCCATCTTTCGGAAGATCTTGTTGCATCTATCCTGCGTGAACGGCTTGCCAGTATTTTCGTTGGCGAAGATGTAGTCATCTGAATTACGCTTGGCGTGAAGGTGCAGACGATCTTGTACAGCATTGGTGACCTTAATACGCATCTGCTTGCCTGTCTTTTGCTGAACAAAATTAGACACACCAGTGCGTCCATCAATATTGGCCCACTTCATAGTACGCACATCAACAGGACGCTGACAGAACTCAAAGCACATCCTGATCATAGTACCCATGCTGTAGAAGCCTTGTTCGTCACAGTACTCAATCATCCCGTCGATTTGATCTAATTCCCATAAGACCCGACGAACAGGAAGTTGCGGAAGCTTGACCAATGCAAACGGGTTAGCCTTGACCTTCCCTGCGCGGAGAGC